GACATCGCGAACCGTTTTGAGTACATATCAGGAACAGCGGAGGCAACGGCGATTCGCCCGCTCCTTTCCACGGAAACCCATCCATGACCCCACCGATCCAGTCGGCCGGCGCGCCGGCCGCGTCGCCGGCGTGCGACAAGAAGCCGCGCAAGAAACAGACCACGATCACTGCGCGCCAGCGCCGGGCCGACGGCGAAGGACCGCTGGACAAGCACTGGCGGACCTATTTCCTGGCGGCCCTGATCGACACATCGAACGTGACCGCCGCCGCCGCGCAGGCCGGCGTCGCACCCAGCCGCGCCTACAAGGTGCGGCGCGAAGACCCCGAATTCGCGGAGCAATGGCGCATGGCGCTGTGCGAGGGATACCAGAACCTGGAAATGGAAGTGCTCGGCTTCCTTCGCGACAAGGCGCCCGATCGCAAGATGGACATCGCCGGCGCGATCCGCCTGCTGTCGCTCCATCGCGACACGGTGGCGCGCGAGCGCGTCGACGGCGAGCGCCGCGACGAGCAGGAGGTCTACCGGTCGATCGACGCGCTGATCGACGAAATGCGCGAACGCGCCGCCGCCAACGCCGCGATCCTTACCGAGAACAGTGGGCCCGAACAGAGTGGGCCCGAAAAGACTGGCCCCGAAAAAGCTGGGCCGGCGGAGATCGCGGGAAAAAGGCCGGGAGACGCCGATGTCGCAGGCTAGGCGAGACGCGATCATCGCAGCTTCGCCCGAGGACCTGGCCTGGCTGAAGGCGCGCATGACGGAACGCGAGCGCCGCGCCATGCCCGCGCACTGGCGGCTCTGGGCGCACGACGGGCAACGCGCACCCGCCGGCGACTGGCGAACCTGGCTGGTGATGGCCGGGCGGGGTTTCGGCAAGACGCGCGCGGGCGCCGAATGGGTGCGCGAAATCGCCGAAGCCGATCCCACCGCGCGCATCGCCCTGATCGCCGCCAGCCTGGACGAGGCGCGCGCGGTGATGGTCGAAGGGCAAAGCGGCATCCTGGCGACCGCGTCGCGGCAAGACCGCCCGCTGTTCGAACCGTCGAAGCGGTTGCTGACCTGGCGATCGGGCGCACGCGCCACGCTTTATTCGGCGGGCGAGGCGGAATCGCTGCGCGGACCGCAGCACAGCCACGCCTGGTGCGACGAGATCGGCAAGTGGGGCCAGTCCGCCGAAGCGGCGTGGGACAACCTGATGCTGGGCCTGCGCATGGGCATTCGGCCACGCGTCGTCGCCACCACCACCCCGCGCGCGGTGCCGCTGGTCCGGCGGCTGCTGGGCGATCCGGAAACGCGGATCACGCGGGGCACCACTTACGAGAACGCCGCCGCCCTGCCGCCCGCCTTCGTACGATCGGTGAAGCGCCAGTACGGCAAATCGCTGCTCGGCCGGCAGGAACTGGACGGCGAACTGATCGAAGACCTGCCCGGCGCCTTGTGGACCCGCGCGCTGATCGAGGATTGCCGCGAGGACGCCGCGTCCTCTCCGCCGGCAAGAGTGGTGATCGGCGTCGATCCGCCGGCCTCGGCCGATGGCGACGCCTGCGGCATCGTCGTCTGCGCCCTGGGCGAGGACGGCATGGCGCGGGTGCTGGCCGATGCCTCGGTCGCCAAAGCCAGCCCCGAACGCTGGGCGCGCGCCACCGCGCGGGCGGCGCGCGCCTGGCAGGCGGACCGGGTGGTCGCGGAGGCCAACCAGGGCGGGGCGATGGTCGCCAGCGTGCTGCGCGCGGCGGAAATCGCCCTGCCGCTGAAGCTGGTCCACGCCAGCAAGGGCAAGACCGCCCGCGCCGAACCGGTCGCCGCGCTCTACGAAGCCGGCCGCGTCCGCCACGCCGGGACGTTCCCGGCGCTGGAGGACGAGCTGTGCGGGCTGATCGCCGGCGGCGGCTACGAAGGGCCGGGCCGCTCGCCCGATCGCGCCGACGCGCTGGTCTGGGCGCTGAGCGAGCTGATGCTGGGGCGCGGGAGCGTGCCGCGGATCCTGCTGGCCTAGAGAAACCCGTCTCTCCCCGCCGGGGAGAGATACGAAGGCCTGGCGGCGCAGCCGCCTGGCCGAAGTTGAGAGGGAGAGCGGCTAACGCCGCCCCTCTCCGCTGCGACTAGCCAGCAAGCTGGCAAGTCTCGCGCCTCTCCCCGGCGGGGAGAGGAAACACGAACGAAAGGCCGCAAATGTCCTTCTTCCAGTCCCTCGCCGCCGCGTTCAAGGCCGGCAGTCCGCGCGTGCCGCTGGCGCGTACCTTCACATCGCCGTGGAGCTTCGGCGATAGCGGCCAGCGCGCGCCGTTCGATTATTCCCTGGCGGTCAAGCGCGCCTATCTCGACAATCCCGTGGCGCAGCGCGCGGTGCGGCTGGTGGCCGAGGGGATCGGCGGCGCGCCCCTGCTGCCGGCCGATCCCAAGCTCGCCGCGCTGGTCTCCGCCACCAGCGCCGGGCAATCGCTGCTGGAAACACTGGCGTCGCACCTGCTGCTGCACGGCAACGCCTATGTCCAGGTGATGAAGGACGCGCGCGGCCATCCGGTCGAGCTCTACGCGCTGCGGCCCGAGCGGATGAGCGTGGTGGCCGGCGGCGACGGCTGGCCCACCGCCTTCCTCTATCGTGTCGGCGACAGGACGCTGACCATCCCGCTGATCGACGAGGACGCCTCACCCAATCTGATCCACATCCGCCATTTCCACCCGGCGGACGATCACTATGGCGCGGGGTGCCTGGCCGCCGCCGATCAGGCCGTGGCCATCCACAATGCCGCCGCCGCATGGAACCGCACGCTGCTCGACAATTCGGCGCGGCCTTCGGGAGCGCTCGTCTACGACGGCGGCGAGGGCGGCGGGCTGACGGCGGATCAGTTCGAGCGGCTGAAGGCGGAACTCGCCGGCGTCTTCGCCGGGGCGGGCAACGCCGGGCGGCCGATGCTGCTGGAAGGCGGGCTGAAATGGCAGTCGCTCAGCCTCTCGCCCGCCGACATGGACTTCGCCACGCTGAAGGCCGCCGCCGCGCGCGACATCGCGCTGGCTTTCGGGGTGCCGCCGATGCTGCTCGGCCTGCCCGGCGACGCGACTTACGCCAATTACCGCGAGGCGAACCGCGCGCTGTGGCGGCTGACCCTGCTGCCGCTCGCCGCCAAGCTGCTGGCCGCGCTGTCGGAAGGGCTTGGCCCGTGGTTCCCCGGCTCTCCGCTCGCCGTCGATTTCGACCGCGTGCCGGCGCTGGCCGAGGACCGCGAACGGCTCTGGGCGCAAGTCAGCGCCGCCGGGTTCCTGACCGACGCCGAGAAGCGCGCGGCCCTGGGACTCCCGCAAGTGGAGGACAAATCATGAACAACGAAGCGATGCTGACCCGACTGGTGGCGCAGGCGGAAGGCGAGGGCGCGGATCTCGTCACGCTGCGCGCGGTAGTTGAGGAAGCGAGCGAGATCGGCGCGCAGCGGGTGCTGGCCGGTCTCGGCCTCGACGACGACCGCGCGCCCACCGACCTCGTCGAACTGCGCCAGCTGCTGCGCGCCTGGCGCGACGCCAAGGCCAGCGCGTGGAAGGCCACCGTCGACTGGGTGGTGCGCGGGGCGCTGGCGCTGCTGCTCGTCGGCATCGCCTGGCGGCTCGGCCTGCCGGGAATCCCCAAGTGATCCTTCGACAAGCTCAGGATGAGCGGCTGAGGTTCGCCGGCTATGCCGCGCTGTTCGGCCGGCGCGACGCCGGGCGCGACACGATCCGGCCGGGCGCCTTCGCGCGCACGCTGAAGGATCGCCGCGCTCCCGTCCCGCTCTACTGGCAGCACCGGGCCGACGCCCGCATCGGCTGGATCGCCCATGCCGCCGAGGACGCACGCGGGCTGCGGGTGATCGCCGAGATCGACAATCCCGACGGGGCCGCCGGCCTCGCCCTGAAGCGCGGCGCGGTGAGCGGCCTGAGCTTCGGCTACCGCGCCCGCGCCTTCCGCCGCGATGCCCAAGGCCGCGAGCTGATCGACGTGGACCTGATCGAGGTGAGCCTCGTCACCCACCCGATGCAGCACGCCGCCCGCGTGCATCTGATCGCCTGATCCTCCCCGTGCCGGCGAGGAATTCAAACCACGAAAGGCCTATCCCATGGAAGACACCGACACTCTCGAAACCTCGTTCGATCTCGTCGCGCGGGCCGATGCCGCCGACGCGGCGCTGGGCGCGCTGCGTTCCGATGTGGACGAGGTGAAATCGCGGCTCGACCGCGTCGGCCGGGCCGCTGCGCGCCCGGTGATCGGCGACGGGTCCGGGGCCAGCCCCGAAGTCAAAGGCTTCGTCGACGGCTATCTGCGCCAAGGCCGCGAGGCCGAGCTGAAGTCGATCTCGGGCGCAGCGCCGGCCGATGGCGGCTATGCCGTCCCGCGCGAGATCGATGCGGCCATCGCCGCGCGGCTCAAGGCCATCAGCCCGATCCGCGCCATCGCCCAGGTCGTGCAGACGGGCAGCGCCGGCTACCGCAAGCTCGTCACCACAGGCGGCACCGCCTCGGGCTGGGTAAGCGAAGTCGCCGCCCGCCCCGAGACCGCCACGCCCTCGTTCGCCGAGATCGCCCCGCCTTCGGGCGAACTCTACGCCAACCCGGCGGCCAGCCAGGCGATGCTCGACGACGCCGGCTTCGACCTCGAAAGCTGGCTGGCGGACGAGATCGCCATGGAATTCGCGCGGGCCGAGGGCGCGGCGTTCATCACGGGCAACGGCGTCAACCGGCCCAAGGGCTTCCTCGACGCGCCCAACGCGGCGACGAACGATGCGGCGCGCCCGTTCGGCACGCTGCAGTTCCTGGCCAGCGGCAACGCCGCCACGCTGGGCGCGTCGCCCGAACTCAAGCTGATCGACCTGGTCCACGCGCTCAAGGCCGGGCACCGCCAGGGCGCGAGCTGGGTGATGAATTCGGCCACGCTGGCGCAAGTGCGCAAGCTGAAGGCAGCCGACGGATCGTTCCTGTGGCAGGCAGGCGTGATGGAAGGCCAGCCGGCCCGCCTGCTCGGCTATCCGGTGGTCGAGGCGGAGGACATGCCCGACGTGGCGGCGGGCAACGTGCCCATCGCCTTCGGCAATTTCCGCGCCGGCTACCTGATCGCCGAACGCAGCGCCACGGCGATCCTGCGCGATCCCTTCACCAACAAGCCCTTCGTCCACTTCTACGCCACGAAGCGCATCGGCGGGCAGGTGCTGGATAGCGATGCGATCAAGCTGCTGAAGATCGCGGCGTAACTGCCATCGTCGTCCCGGCGCAGGCCGGGACGACGAACCCCTCCCCACTCACCAGGAGCACCCCATGCAGCGGACCATCGTCACCCCGCCCACGCTGCCGCCTTCGGCGCTGGCCGCGCTCAAGCAATGGCTGGGCATCACCATCGCCGCGGACGACGCGCCGCTGGCCGGGCTTCTGCGGGCCGGGCTGGACATCTGCGAAGGCTTCACCGGCGCGGTGCCGCTGGAAACCACTTGCGAGGAAGTGCTGC